ATTTTATATAATCTATAACAAAATTTAGTACTTTCAAAACATTCTCAAAAATCTTAGGAAGCCCAGCAACGCCTATTGCTAAATAACCTATATTACGTGAAGACTTAATAATTTTGTCTCCTAAAGTTTCATTCTTAATTTTACTTGATGGTAAACCCAGACTGGCAATTAAAGCTGTAGCTGCTACACCTAACATTGCAGGAGTAGCATTTCCTAATCCTTGAATTATTGTATCGAGCCATGATTCTGTAGACTCTTCAGGAACTTTAACTCTATGCTTTTCAATCTTATCCTTATTCAACTTAACTTTTTCTTCGGTCTGTATTTCAAATTTTTTGAGCAAATCTTCAAAAGCAACTGTTCTAGGTTGACATAGTGAAATAAAACCAGAATAAATCTTACTTAAAATTGATAAAACAAAGTCTGTAATTCCTAATTCAGTTAACAAATCTAAAATAATTAAAAATCTAACAATTTTTGAATCATTATTCTGCCAGATAATATAGTAAAACAACATTTTTGATGCATCGAGTTGCTGCTTATAATCAACACCAAACAAATTACATATCTTAGTAACAAAATCTGTAAACCAGGCATTCATAATCATTTTCAATGTAGCAAACGTTCCTTTAACCGTTGAAAAATCTACTTTTGTTATACATTCAAACACATTATCCATTTTACTAGCCTCAAACACTGAAGAAAATTTTTCACTTAGTTCTTTTGCAGTAATATTAAGCGACTTAATATCTGAAGCTGAATCTGAGATATTTACAAAAAAGTTCTTGCCTGCACTAAAAGGTACTTTAATTTTTTCAAAAACTCTACTAAAAAATCCAACTTCTTCATCTTCTTCATATGAATCATCATCAGAGTCATTAACTACTTTAGCTGGAATCCTCCTAATCTCTGCCAACTCATAAACATATTCTATATTATTAAATATGGGTCTATTAATTTTAAAACCAAAAATCTTCGACCAAGTGAATAATTCTGTCTGCATCAAACTTACTATTCTGCGCTCATTAAATAGATTTTTATTAATATAATCTATTTTATTATGTCTATCCACAAACATCTCTAATTTATCTAAGGGTTCATCTTTCTGTTTCATCAATTTAGTTAGTCCTGGCTGATAAAAACTATCTATTCTAAAAGTCGATAATTTTCTAATGATTCTATTGAAAAACTCTGAGGGAGTTTTTGATAATGCATAGTAAGCTGCTCTAATAAATGTTTTACTAATATCAACTTCCGTCAATCTATCCTCAACTAAAAACTTTAAAAATCCTTCCTCAACACTCAAATCCTTAATAAATGAATCCTGTAATGTAGCATAATTCATCTTGGACATCCTAAAATTAAATGACTTCAAATCTTCTGAATAAATATTCAAAAGTCCTTTTCTAAAATCTTCAAAAATTTCTTTATCTGTCTTCTCTGCAAACGGATATTCTTTCAATGTTTGTGAACTAGTCTTCTTAAAATAAGCCTCTGAGTAAACAAAATCCTCATTAAATTTAACTGCAGATGGATTTCCCAAAACATATTTCGGATCATCAATCTTTGTTCTAACTGTTGGTATAAAAACATTTTCTAAATCAAACAATGCCTTCCAAACATCTGATGGACTATATTTACAAGTCTGGTTTGCACCAAAACTATGATAATTATTTTCAAACAACATTGTAAAAGTACTTAGCAAAATATCTTCTTGATTTTGAATATCAAGTTTCATCATTTGCACTGTCGCAAGGTTTGCAGCCATCTGAGCCATTTGTTCACAAGTCATAACTTGTCTTGAAACTGATGCTAAAATTTTTTGTGAAAGATCAAACGGAAAATTACTATCAAAATACCAAACTTTTGAAAATCTAAATCTTAAAATATTCTTAGGTATAAATGTAAAATTGTTCCTGAAAACTACATGACCTTCTGATTCCAATATAAGTTCCCGAATCGAACCTCCTCCAAGATAATTAATAAACTTTGAAATTGGATTTATTATTATCCTCTTATTAGGATCAAAATCATCATGATTAGTCCATCTAGTAGTTCTGATTAATGTTTCGCTTTTATCTGGCTTTAAAATTCTACTACCTTTTAACTTTTCTGTAACATGAAAGACATCTGAAAATTTTAGTTCTCCTAAAAGTTCATTTTGGATTCTACCCTCCTTCAGGTCTGTAAAGATGTAATTACTTCCATCCAATGTAACATTCCTCCTATCATACTCAAAAGTGAAGCTATTTGGCAAAATAAACATTATCTTATCTGACTCCTCATCATCAATTATCTGTTTACAAATTAACTTAGAAATCGATACAGGTCCTGGATTTTTCTCAACATCTCCACACCTATCCAAGATATCAAATTTAATTATATTTTTAAAAATAATATGTG